ATTTTTACATTCCTAAATAGTCGGATATTTAAAGCCGCAAAGATATCATATATAATTGGTAAAAAACAAACTTATCATTCAAAAATGACTCCAAGTCATATGTAGAAGTCATTTCTTTAACAAGGTCATTCGTTCGGTGACCTTCACAGCAGAACATTTGCCTTATACCTGCCATTGATGTAGTGATGCGAAGTTAAAACGCTTTGAAGCAAATGCGGAATATTTCGGGCTATCATTGTCTGTTGGATACCGAAAGACATTTTTGTGAGCGGAATTAACAATACAAATACATGAGAAGGGAAACGCACTTATAAGACTGATTTTTCCAAAAAAGTTTGGCCGTTTCGGAAAAAGACATTTTTTTGTATATCAAAAAACGGTACAAAAATATAAATTGTAAAAGTTATGGCAGTCATTCAGATTATGTCAAGAGAGTTTCAAGAAAAGCAGGCCTCCATGTTTGCACTCATCGACAATGGAGAGCAGATAGTAATCAGACGCAGGAGAAAAGTCTCCTATATGCTGATCCCCATTTACGAAGAGGACTTTGTTCTTTCCCCAGAGCTTGAAGAGAGGCTCAAAGAAGGTCGCAGACAATACAGGGAAGGCAAGGTCACGACCTACACCACAAAGGAGGAACTTAATTAATTCTTGGAAACACTGTGAGCCTATATAAGATTGAATTTACCCAAATAGCGATAGTTCACAATGCTAATTATCTAAAAAAAACAGATTAATTTATTTGATATTCAAATAAATTAGTATATTTGCATATGAATAGCGTATGGAGATGTACGCCACGTTGTGACCCGTTTCATTATAGCACAACAGGACATGAAAGCTCATTGCTCTAAGAGTGTTTTTAAGTTCTACGGAAATAGTCTGCTGGCATACGTTTACCGTGCAGACTATTTTATCTAATAACTTAAAATTCATTCTACAATGGACAGAAGACAACAAGTTTTTGTAAAGTTGAAACTTAAAGCGAAGGCGTTAGGGTTCAACTCAAAGGAATTAAAGGGTATCGCCGCCAAGATTGCCGATAACCTTGAATCCCAAGAAGATGCCTCCGAAGAGGATGTAAACGCAGAGATTGACGAAAAGATCGAAGCGGTTCTCCCCTACCTCACTTTCGGCCAGTCGCAAGCCAACCGTCTGCTTGACGAATGGAAGAAAAACCACCCCGAAGCGGAACCGGACGATGAACCGAATGACAACTTTCCGGATGATACTCCGAAACCAGCTTCAAAGAAGAAACCCCAAGACAAAGAGGAAAACAAGGACGAAGAGCCTGCATGGTTCAAAGCTTACAGAGAACAACAGGATGCCCGATTTGCTGCATTGGAGGGAGAGAAGACCAGCTCCTTGCGCAAAAGCAAACTTGAAAGTCTCTTGAAAGATACAGGCACATTCGGCAACCGCACATTAAAAAGCTTCTCTAAAATGAACTTTGAGAATGACGAGGAGTTCGAACAGTTTCTATCTGAAGTCGAAGAGGATTTAAAGGCTTACAACCAGGAACGTGCCGATGCCGGCCTCTCCACATTGGGAACGCCGCCTGCGGCAGGAACAGGAAAGCCTGATAAAGAAATTGAATTATTAACGGATGCAGAAATTGACAGTATTGTCAATAACTTCTAACCGCATCAAAAAAAGTAAAGGACAATGCCAGGAACAGTAAATTTGTCAAACGAGCTTGAATCGTTTGAGACCGGAATGGATTCAGTGGTTATCCGTCGCAAAGGTGGAAGAATTATCGGTGGCCGCTCTCTGAACATGGAAGGCTTCAATGAAAAATATGTAAAAGCCGGACATATTATCATCCGCAGTACAAATGATGAATATGACTACAAGCCCATGCCCGTGTCAGATAATGCGTATTCCTCACTTCCTGAGAATTACGAATATGCTGGAATATGGGTGCGCACGACACCTGCAAGTGATGCAAGAGGAGCCATCCAATATGACGGAGAGATCAACGACAAGGCCCTGCCCTACCCTATTGACAGTATCAAAGCTGCCTTGAAGACCGCACTGCCTTCATTATATTTCATGCACGATTAAAAATAAAGGAGGAAAAATAAAATGATTGCATCACAATTTGCAGATTTATCCAAGCGTATTTTCCCGAAGTTACAGAATATCGTGGAAAAAGAGAGAGGCGAGCGCAATGGTGCAAAAAAACGCACTTACTTGCATAAGACCATGTTACGTAAAGTATATTCCGCTGACCAGAAATGGACCAGCGCATCTGTCGATACCACATACGTAAGAGCGGACACCGTTTCCATGAACTCTCCGCTTCCCATCAAGAAGCGTGATTCACTGGCCCATGCCAGCGGCACACTGCCCAAACAGGGTATCTCCCGTGTAATGGAAGAATCCGACATCAATACCATCAACATCATGAAGGCCCAGGGTGCAAAATGGACACAAATAGCATCCAAACTGACGGAAGACCCTTTGTTCTGCTCCATCGGGCTGGACGAATCCAATGAGGCGAATTTTCTGACAGCCTTATGCGAGGGGGTTGTAGCGGTTGAGGATCTGACCAATGTCGGAACAGCACTGCGTGTCAATTTCGGTTACCTGCCGAAAAACGGATTTGGTGTGACCACTCCCGGCGAGATAACCTTGGATGACATAGAACGTGTGCTCGCCGCAGCTGACGGAGACGGCAATTCCATATCAGTCATCTGTATCGCCCTGTCAACCTACAAAAAACTGCGCCAGACACAAGGAGCCAAAGAACTCGCCGCCACATACAGAGGGCAGATTTTCGACAGTGATACCTCGCTGCCCACTCCTACCTCATCATTGTTTGACGAGGCTTTCGCCGACCAATATAACGGTGTCAGATTCCTGAAGATTGACCGTTCGATCATTTATGAGAAAAACGGTGTACGCAAGGCTTACAAACCGTGGAACGCAAACCGCTTGGTTTATCTGACTACCGAAAATGTCGGCAGTTTGGTCTGGGGGACATTAGCAGAAAAGACAAGCCCGGTGGAAGGAGTGGTTTATACCACAGTTGATGAGATGAAACTTATCAGCCGTTTCAGAACCGCTAACCCTTTGGTGGAAACTACCGCTGGACAGATGCTTGCGCTTACCGTGATTGAAGGAGTAGACCAGATTTATTATCAGGATATCACCGATGCACAAACTGTTGACGCAGAAAAGGAGGCCCAAGATTCAACAGATGTGAAAGTCACCATCTGGGGAGATACCTACAAAAAAACGGAGTTCGTTCAGGAGCTTAACAAGATAACTGGTGGCAAGCTGACTGCGAAATCTGCCGATGAAAAGATCATCGCCCGTGTCAACGAACTGAACGATGAAGATGAAGCCACTTTAAAAGCCACAGTAGAATCACACAAATCTGAATAATGTATGAAAACGGTCCTGCAAGCATTGAAAGATGAAGTCCACTACAAATTAAGTAGTGGCTTCTTTGAAAACCGTTTGCTTGAAAGAAGTCTGGACGGAAATGAAATATGCACCATCGACATTCTTAAAAGCAAACCGTTCAAAGGTGCTGTGGCCGACTGTCTCATGAGCCTGATTCAGATGCCCAACTTTACAGAAGGAGATGTTTCCTTAAGTCTATCTGACAAGGATAATATACTGACGTTAGCCAACGGCATCTATAATTCAATAGGCGAAACAGAAAAAAACATTGGTGAACCGATAGTCTATATAGGAAAATAATCATGATACTTGATGATAGACCACATAAGCTGCAATATCTTATTACCGCTCCCGGTTACGAAGACAAGAACGGCGATTACCACCAGGGTGAAAGCCGATGGGAAGGTGATATCCCATGCCGGAATGTTCCGGCCGGAAAAGCTGAACAAAAGCAATTTGAGGACGGAGCAGTCCGTACCTATTCAGCCACGATACGTCTTGATGCTGAATGCCGGGAATTTACTGTTGGAGATCGTGTGAAGTTATTCCTGTCAGGAGATATCGTTAGAGAATGTGAGGTCAAAGGGTTTCATCGTTATCAACTATATGCGAAACTATGGGTATAAAAATGACGACACCTGCAAGTCGGATAGACACCCTTATCAATAAGGAAAAAGAACGTGTTGAAGTGTTAACTGTCCGCGCCCTCTCCTACCTTGGAGAATTGTGTGTGATCGAAGCAAGGAACAGACCGCAGGAGATAAGCTGGTATGACCGGTCAGGAAACTTGCGCAGTTCGATTGGCTATGCCATCATCCACAACGGAAAAATACTTGAATACTCAGATTTCACACAAGTACGACAAGGTAATGAGGGAGTCAGGAAAGGCAAAGCACTTATTGAGGAATTGTCTAAAAAATTCGCGAATGGCTACGCACTTGTTGTAGTAGCCGGAATGAACTATGCTGAATTTGTGGAAGCAATGGAAAATAAGAATGTACTTGCATCCGCCGAACTGTTTGCAAGAAAGGAACTACCGGGAATGATGAGTAAACTGAAAAAGCAACTTGCATCATGATGAAGTCTGATATTGAAATCAAAGATGATATTTACAAACACATCAAAGGTTCCCTTTTGGAAAAAGTCGTGAACGGAAAACTTTGCAAGGCATCAAAAAGACCATCCAACTCTGACAGGGAGGATATAGTCATATCAATCCTTGAAAATGGAAGCGGACAGATACAGGAAGCTTTCGTGAATGTGAACATTTATGTAAAGGACAATATCCGTAATGGCGAGGCGGAAATGAATGATGCACGCTGTAGAGAACTTTGCAAAGTCGCTATCCAAGTATTGGAAACAGGGCATGGAGAAAGCTACCGCTTCACGCTGAATAAACAAAGGGTGCTTGAAGTGAACGGAAAGAACGAGCACTTCATTAACAATAAACTATTATATTCATTCAATAACGAATAAGATCATGGAATTATCTTGGGGAAAATGTACTATCAAAATTGGAAAGCTGCAAAGCAGCGGAGAAGCTCCTTCATCTTGGATTGATATACCGACACCTGTCGAGAACTCTACAAAATTGACACCTACAAAAGGTGCGAAGAAAGAGGCCAAGATTGAAGGTGGAGAAAACGAGGCTGTCAAGTATGCGGCAAACACCTATACGTTTGAGTTTGAAATCCGGGCTGGCAAAGGCCGTAGAAAACCGGTGGAAGATACAGATGGTGTGATTACAGGTGAATACGCTGTCAAGCTCCAGCCTGAAGACAAAACTGTTGAAGGTATCATAATCGACAGAAGCGTGTTGTCCTTGGAGGATACATACGACACAGATAATGGCACCAAGTGGAAATATACCGCTGACGTATTGAAACCTAAGACCGGCAATCAGGTAAAATTCGAAGTCGTAAATTTTAATGGTGCCGGCAGCCTTCGAGTGATCATCACAGATGATGGCGGAGCCGGCATGTGGAAATTATCTACAGAAACGGACTGGCATCATAGCGGTACTTCAATTACCACAAAAGCCGGTCTTGTGACAATCATATATAAAGATATCGAAGGAAAAACACTGCCTACACAGACATCCGCTACTGTTAAAGATGGGGAAACAGTTGAAGTAAACGCGGTGTACACTTCTGCCGGATGATAATTTTCCATTCAGAGAACAGGCAAACGGAAAGACGTCCTTTACAGGTTGGAGGATAAACCTGCATCAAATTTATGATTTATGAATGACAAAGAGCGAAATATTGAGATGGATGTGGCCGACGCCATCATGGAAAGACCTGCCGGCTTTACCGTTGGCAAGCGGTCTTTCTTTATCCATCCCGTCACACTCGGCAAAATGTATCTTTTGGCCAGATTATTTGATTCCCTCGAAATAAGCAAACAGGTTGTTTCCACCAATCCTTATATGGAAGCCATAAGGATCTGCAAAACGAAACGTGATATTGTCTGCCGCATACTCTCCTACTCCACGTTCAACCGGAAGAACGATTTGTTCGACAATAGCAAGGTGGATAAGCGTACAAAATTGTTTTCCCGAACACTCTCTGAGGAGGAACTTGCTACCATACTGGTTCTCATTCTTACAAGTGATAATATGGATACCTTCCTGCGGCATTTCGGAATAGACAAAGAAAATACGGAAAGAAAACGGATAGCCAAAGTAAAAAAGGACAATAGCAGTATCTCATTCGGAGGCAACAGCACCTACGGAACAATGATAGACTTTGCCTGCCAAAGATACGGATGGACTTTTGATTATGTGGTATGGGGCATCAGCTATATCAATCTAAGGATGTTAATGGCTGATGCCATCACGACTGTATATCTGTCCTCTGACGAAATGAAACAACTCGGAATATCTGGCTCAGAAGAAATAATCGATGCCGGGAATCCAAAGAACAGGGAACGTATCAAAGCCCTGCTTGAGGAATGAATCGGAAAAACAGAACAATATTTTCATAATCGGTCAAAAAAATTACGGGGTCTATAATTTTATAACAAGAAAAATAGAACAAATGTCATGTCAATGCACATGATACCCATCAAATCGAAAAGACTATGGCTGGATTGCATTTTGATATAACTGGGGATAACTCCAACTTTTTACGCAAGCTAGAGGAAGCACGCAACGGAGTACGCAACACATCAAGACAAATTGAAGAAAGCGGGCTGAGTATTGAGAAGATATTCGGAAGACTGACCACGGCCGCAGCCACTTTCGGAATCAGTCTTGGAGCGCAGCAGCTCATCAGTGACATAGCTCGTGTACGTGGCGAGTTCCAGCAGCTTGAAGTGGCATTCCAGACAATGCTTGGAAACAAGGGACAGGCGGACACACTAATGTCCCAACTGGTACGTACCGCCGCCATCACTCCATTTAACCTTCAGGATGTAGCCAATGGTGCGAAACAACTGTTAGCCTATGGTACGGAGGCTAAAGATGTGAATGATACGCTTGTCCGGCTTGGGGATATCGCGGCAGGACTATCCATCCCTTTGAACGATCTGGTCTGGCTGTATGGTACCACCATGACACAAGGAAGGCTCTTCACACAGGACCTACGTCAGTTTATGGGACGTGGAATTCCATTGGCCGATGAACTTGCCAAACAATTCGGAGTAACCAAAGACAAGGTAAGCGAACTTGTGACAGCAGGAAAAGTAGGATTCCCCGAAGTGCAGAAGGCCATTGAATCCATGACCAATGAAGGCTGCAAATTCGGCGGTCTGATGGAAGCACAATCCAAAACCATTACCGGACAAATAAGCAATATCGAAGATGCAATTGACACCATGTTCAATAAAATCGGAAA